AGGTAGTTGGCAAACCGATATTCTAAATAACTATACTGAAAAACAATCAGAGAAAATTTTTAAGAAGATGCAAAAACTTCAAAAAGACCCTCGTATTATGTTTTTTCAGAAAAGAAACAAACCAATCAAGATTGGCACTTGGTCAGAATACGGTGAAAAGCCAGAACAAATCATAGAGAGTTATGATTATCTAGTTGTTAGGTCAGGAAATGGTCAGTAAATGGCACGACTTTAAGGTAGTCTGTAACACCTTATCCGCTGTAATTGTAATCGGTGCCGTAGTTGGTACCGTTTACTTTTACAAAAGTGCTACTGCTGTTCAAGCAGGTACACCAGAAATTATATACGAAAAACCAGACTTCGAACATACAAGTAATAAAACATTTTTAGTTAATGTTACTCAGTGTGTTGACTACATTTACAATACCACAACAGATGTTTTTCCAGTACCTTTAGATTTACTATTAGCTCAGGCTGCCTTAGAGAGTGGTTGGGGAACTAGTAGATTTGCTAGAGAAGGAAAGAACTTGTTTGGTATGAGAACTTATAATCTTACAGAACCACATATGTTACCATCTAATAAACCTAGAAAATGGGGTGTAAAGGTGTACGAACATGAGTGTGATAGTGTCATGCATTATATTAATACACTAAATAATGGTACAGCTTTTGGTAAGTATCAGAAGTTAAGAGATGAGGGCGAAACGGATGCAATCAAACTATTACATACATTGGAAAGTTATGCCTCAGATAAAAACTATTTTGTAAAAGTAGAAAAGATAATCAAAAAAATTAGAACAGAATACAGGTAATATGCTAACAATATTCATAACATTTTTAAGTGCCATATCCATATCTGTAATAGCCGCTGGTTATTCTATTATGGGTCTGGCCACACTATTTGCAGGTGCAGTAATACCTATCATTGCTATGGGTAGTGCATTAGAAGTCGGTAAACTTGTAGCCGCCTCATGGTTGTATAACAACTGGCGAAACGAACTTGTACCAAAAACAATAAAACTATATCTTACATTTTCTGTTGTAGTATTAATTTTCATTACATCTATGGGTATATTTGGATTTCTATCCAAAGCACACCTAGACCAAGTACAACCAACATCTTCAAACAATATTAAGATTGAATTAATTGATACACAAATAAATCAACAACAACTAACTATTGATAGAGCAAATAAAACTCTAACTCTTTTAGATAAAACACTTGAAACATATATTGGTATGGAGTATGTTACAAGAGGTCTAAAAGAAAGAGAGAAACAGAAACCTGAAAGGGACGCATTAACGCTTGCCATTAACGAGGCAAGTGATAAGATTGCTGAACTATCAGACCAAAAAGGTGTATTAAAATTAGAACAAGATAAGATTGAAGCCGAAGTAGGACCAATTAAATATATTGCAGAGTTAATATATGGTGAAAATGCAAAAGACCATTTTGATAAGGCTGTAAGGTGGGTAATCATTGTATTGATATTTGTATTTGACCCATTGGCCGTATTACTATTAATAGCGGCTAATATTTCATTAAGGAGTAGAAGTGTTGAACGACAATCTAAAAGAAAAGAAAAAGAAAAGAACGACCTTGAGCTCGCTAGCGAGGAAAAAGAGAAAGCTAAAAAAGAAGCTATTAACGCAAAAGCTAGAGCGAAAAGAACACGAGATAGAGAAAAAGTTTATAAAGATTTTTTTAAAAAATTAGGTAAAAGGGACTTAAATAACCGTGATTACGAAGAATTCTTCAAGTCACTAGGCACAGAAGAATTAATGAAAATGGGTCTGGATCCTGATGAAATCAGAATAAAATTAGACCAAGTTATGGAATGGAACGAATTACCAACACAAAAAACCAAACCAAATAAGCGCTATTTGGAGGTTGCCAAAGATAAGAAAAAGTGATATAATGATGACTATGAAAGACATAGAAGTACACATACCTATTGAGGTGAGAAGACTTAATTCTCTTGCCAAGGCATGTGCCAATGCAAAAGATAATGATATGAAAGCTATGTGGTATCACAAAATGATAGACTTAGCAAAGAAGTATAAGATGATGGACTATGTAACAAGAAAGTTGATGCATTAATGATAGGTCTATTCTTTATAGGCTTGCCATTTACAGTGGTTGTGTTATACTTCCTAATAAAAGTGAGGGAGTACGATTAAATTATGAATATATTTTACTTAGATAAAGACCCAATTGTGGCAGCTCAAATGAGTTGTGACAAACATGTGTGTAAGATGATTGTAGAAAGCGCTCAGATGCTATCTACAGCACACCGTATGATTGACGGTACAGAATACACAGATAAGACAAAAGCAGGCCGTAGAATTAAAAGATGGCGACATCCTAATTCTAACATGGAACATACACTGTACAAGGCATGTCACACAGGACACCCTAGTACATTATGGGTTATGGAAAGTGCCTACAACTATCATTGGTTATACAAACACATGATGGCGTTGAACACAGAATTTAAAATGAGATATGGTCATATACTAGACCACAAAACAATTCAATTGTTAGAAGGCGCTTTGAAGTATCCGCCTAAAAATATCTCACTAAATAAAGTTGCAACAGAACCAACACCAGCAATGCCAGACTATTGTAAGATTGCAGGTGATAGTGTTGCAAGTTATCGAAAGTATTACATTTTCGAGAAACAAAGATTTGCCACTTGGAAAAGTCCGGCAAGTGTACCAGAATGGTACATAGATGGTGTACAGAAAGCACAAGAACAATCGTTAATTTAGGAAGGAACATATAAATGGCAAATGAGTACAACAGAGAACAAACAATTGAAGCAGTTATAGACCATGCAAAAGGTCATATTTCTAAACATAAGATGAATGTAGAAATTTTGATGCAACGACCAGCAGGTATTGGTGAACACGGTGATGTATTGACCGAGATTGAAAAAGAACTAAAAGTAATTGCAGAGTACGATGACCAGTTAGAAGTAATTAATAAATACTTTAAGACTAAAGACCCTTTTAAATCGGAGTAAAGTATGCCAATCTATACCTTTGAGAACACCAAGACCGGCGAGGTCTTTGATGACATGATGATGATTGCTGAGAAAGAAGTTTATTTAAAAAAGAATAAACATATTCGGCAAATGTTAACAACGATAAATATATCTAAAAGTGGTGTCATGGGTCATGGACAGATGAAAACAGACAATGGTTGGAAAGAGATGCAAAGTAGAATTGCAGAAGCACATCCTATCTCACCATTTGCAGACCAGCACGGTAAGAAGAGTGCTAAAGAAATTAAAACACAGCAAGTCGTAGCAAAACATAGAAAACGACAAGCAGCTCAAAAGAAGAAATAGATATGGCAAAAGATTTACCAGATTACATGCGAGGCTTTGATGTCGATGAAGATTGGGGTATGACAGCAGTTGCAAAACCTGTTGAAACTACACCAAGTGTTGACGCCAAAGTAATCGAAACAAATAATTTAGAATTATCAAAAGTAAAATCAGATGTCGGCGATATTAAGTCGATGATGAATGAGATAATGCAGATTGTAGCCGAAAAGGAAACTATTACCGAAGAGGTTACAAACGAAGTATATGAAAATAGATTTAAAGAGATTGAAAAGGTGATATTACCTTTCTTATATAATCTTTCTAAATCAGACGAGCCTTACATTCATTGGCCTAACAGAGGTCCAATTATCAAGGCACAGATTGAGAAAATACTCAAACTAACAAGGAAATAAAATGCAAGAGAATTACGATAAATGTTTAAAAGCAATCTTACACCATGAAGGTGGTTATGTAAACCATCCAAAAGACCCAGGCGGTGAAACTAATTTAGGTGTTACTAAAAGAGTTTACGAAGAATTTGGTGGCACAAAAGATATGAAAGAATTAACAGTAGAAGATGTGGCACCTATCTACAAAAAAGGATATTGGGACAAAATGAAAGGTGACGATTTACCTAGTGGTTTGGACCTTTGTGTTTTTGATTTTGGTGTAAATGCAGGACCAGGCCGTAGTGCAAAGTATCTACAAACAATGATTGGTACAGTTGCAGACGGTGGTATTGGACCTAACACATTAAAGGCTGTAGATGCATATGTTGAAGAACATGGTATTGAAAAAGCAGTTGAGAACTTTCAAGAGGCAAGACAAGGTTACTATGAGAAACTAAGTACCTTTGATACCTTTGGTAAAGGTTGGACAAGGCGTGTAACTGAAACAACTGAACTAGCAAAGTCTTTTATTTGAATTGAAAAGCGTCTTAATGATGAAAAGGTTGCAAAGATAAATGCTGAAAGAGAATATTATAACGGTTTACTTACAGGTAAGGGCATATAAGGCTTGCCAAAGTGAATATAATAAGATATAATGTATATACAAACTTAATAATGGAGAAGTAAATAATGGCTAATTTTGTACAGATTGATGAAACGAAGCTGCCTCAAACCAAAGGCAAGCGTACTAATGGTATGCGATTTTACGAAGTTGATGGTCAGGCATATCCGTCTGTAACAACTGTCCTAAATGCACGACCTAAACCAGGTCTTGTAGCATGGCGTAAAAATGTTGGTGAAGAAGCCGCTAAATGGGAAATGGGTCGTGCCGCTAGGCGTGGTTCAGCAACCCATACACTAATTGAGAATTATTTGAAAGGCGAACCAGCATCCACTAGAGATGTATTGCCTTTAGGTATGTTTCGTATTATGAAACCTTACCTTGACCAAGTTGAGAACATTCATTGTTTAGAAACTATCTTGGTGTCTAAAGAACTAACACTTGCAGGTCAAGTTGATTGTATTGCAGAATATAATGGTAAGTTGTCAGTGATTGATTTCAAAACTGCCAACAAAGAGCGTAACGATGCTTGGAACAAAAGTTATTATATGCAATGTACTGCTTATGCACATATGTATGAGGAGATATTTGGTCAGAAGATTGAACAGATTGTTATTATAATGGGTGGCGAAGATGGTTCATCTAAAGTTTTTGTAAAAGAAACCAAAGACTATGTGGATGACCTCAAAGAAGAGATTAAGTATTTTTACGATAAATACAATAGTGAAAATGCTGAAGCAGCTGCTTCATAAAAGAATTAGTCGTTGACGACAAACATGGTAGACAGACTGGACGAGGGTGCAATTCCCTCCAGCTCCACCATAAACACATTGAGGCAAAGTATGAAGTATAAAATGGTTGTCAAAGCAGGTGATAAGACCTTTGTTAAAGCTAGAAGCAAAAACAAAGAACACCTTGAAAAAAGAGCAATAGCTTTGACGAAAAAGAAACCATATATGACAGCATATATTGTTGAGAATGATACTAAGATTTAGTGTGTTTATGATGGGGCTGATACAGGATTCGACAGGTGTTGAGAAGTTTGTAAGAGATTAATAGGTGGCAACCTTTCATGCTAATTAAACGCAAACGATAATACATTTGCATTAGCGGCTTAGTCGCTTAGGGTTTTGGTAGTTTTCCTCGTAACAGAATAAACTACCACTTAATTAATACAATTTCGAAAGGTGAAGATGAACAGTAAAGAATTTAGTTTGATGATAGAAGGAATTGTAAAAGACCGTAGACCTATAACCTATATGGATGCTATCGTACTATATTGTGAAGAAAACAAGATAGAGATAGAGACCGTCACAAGACTTATTTCAAAGGCATTGAAAGAAAAAATACACGCAGAGTGTTTAAATGCCAACTTACTTAAAGAAAAACCGACAGGAACATTACCACAATGAATATTGAAATTATTGATAAAATGGGAAGTGACCTATCAGTTGTGAACGCAGCTAGAGTGTCCTTCAATAAGAGAAAAACTAAATTTGAAGATAACGATGAGAAGTTAATTAAGTATCTTGCAGAACATAATCATTGGTCACCTTTTGGTCACACAACCTTACAATTTTTAATTAAAGCACCTGTGTTTGTTGCAAGACAACTTGTTAAACACCAGGTTGGTTTAGTATGGAACGAGGTAAGTCGTAGATATGTTGACGATGAACCACAATTTTATATGCCTTTCATGTGGCGTGAAAGAGCGGCTAATAAAAAACAAGGCAGTGCAGAAACCGAGGTAGAGTTTGATATTACAGACATTACCAAGGCATGTAAAACAGTTTATAATGATATGCTTGATAAGAACATTGCACCTGAAATGGCAAGAATGATATTGCCACAAAACATGATGACAGAGTGGTATTGGACTGGTTCTGTTATGGCCTTTGCTAGAGTTTGTAATTTAAGAAACAAAGATGACACACAGGCAGAAACTAGAATGATAACAATGCCAATGGCAAAACACTTAAAAGACCACTTTCCAATGAGTGCTAAGTATCTATTAGATTATGAATAGAGATATACTTGAAAGTGTTATTGATGTAGGCAGTGGTTTTATATTGGCTGTTCTTATACAGTTATTAATATTTCCATTGTTTGATTTACACCCTAGTATATTTGACAGTATGGGTATTGCATTAATATTTACTGTGGTGTCAATGACAAGGTCGGCTTTATGGAGAAGGTATTTTAGAAAAAGAAGAATATAATATATGTATGGTGGATTCGATGTTTACAAAATTTATTTGGCAGTTAAAAACCATTTTACTGCTAAATCTTATGATTATGAAAGATATGGTGGCAAAGTTAATGTTAAACTTGAAAGCTTTACGAAACGGAATGATAGGCATTTTTTTCATAAGTTATCTCAAAGATTTGATGAGCGAGAGATTGTGGATTATTTTGTTTGTAATTTCATTGTCAATTCTAATAAGTGGATTGGTGACCTAGTAAGAAATGATGGAACAGAAGAGTATAAATCTTGGAAGAAATATAAAGACGCTTATCGTTACAATTTTAGAAGCGATGCTGTACTTTGTTATGATGACTTTTTTTCTAATGGTCTTTCTTTTGATAATGCTTTACAGCCTAATAGTGGGCAGCATCCTAGATTGCTTAAACTTTATCTTAGAAAGAAAATCAACATCCAAAGTTTATACATTATGGACGAAATTATTGGTTTCAGTAAAAAGTGGGACAAAGAAATTAGTGAACGCATTGTATGGCCAGAAGTAAAAAAGAAATTAATAAAAATGAAACCATTTGTGAAATATAATATGGTAGAGATGAGAGAGATTATGAAAGAGGTATTTGTCAGTGGTTGAAGAAGTAAGAAAGAAATTAGACGATAAGATAAAAGAATTAAACTCTACTAGAGTATTCAAAAAGATTACACCAAAAGGTGACTTATCATGGTATATTAAATGGGTATCAAGTATGTTTATTATTGCCGGTATGGCATTAACAAGTGCAAACATATTTCCTGTTAACATAGTTATTCATGGTATAGGTGTTACCGGTTGGTTGATTGTAGGAATGTTATGGCATGACCGTGCATTGATATTTCTAAACGGTGTTGCTATTTTCGTATATGTAACAGGACTATTAAATCATTATTATGGGAGTTAAAGTGGAAAAGATTAAACAATTTTGGTCATCAAGTTATCAATCAGATAAAGTGGCCTTCTATTTTGAGTTAGCAAGTTTCTTATTTACAGTTGGTGCAAGTTTGACACTTGCCTTTACAGCTGATAATCCAGATATGCGAATAGTATATCCTGGTTTCTTTATCGGTAGTGTAACAGCCTTCTATGCACACTACAGACGCCAACTAGCATGGCCTACTATACTTGTAGGTTACTTTGCAATAGTCAATGTATTTGGATTGGGGGTTGCACATGGCTGGTGGTAGAGTATTCTGTATAGGTAACGGCGAAAGTCGTAGAGATTATAGTTTACAAAATCTTAGACAGTATGGTAAGATATATGGTTGTAATGCCTTGTATAGAGATTTTACACCAGATGTTTTAACTGCTGTTGACCAAGGTATCATGCATGAAGTGTATCATTCTGGTGTCGCAGATAAAATACCATGTTATTTTAGAGATTGGACAAGAGTACCATTTATGATGTATGATATGATGGTCATGTCAGGTTTGGCAGATGAAGACAAACACATGTTGAAAGATATACTTGTTACTAATGAAAAAGGTAATAGTAAAGAGTTTGTAATGCATGGTGCTAAACTAGAAGGCATTGTTAAGATGATTAAGACAAACGGAGAAACTTATGAAAAGAATGTGAACAATGCCACATTAAAGGTTTCTTGGATTAGTGAAGATGACCAATCACACTCACTTATGGATGTGATGGTTGATGAAGATGGTGATAAGACAACACCAAAAGACCATGGTTGGTCGTGTGGACCTACATCTGGTTATGTTGCAGTTAAGAGAGAACAACCAAAAGAAGTGTTCTTAATTGGCCATGATTTATTGAGTGCTACTAAGTTTATTAACAACATGTACAAGTCAACAAAACACTATACAGCATCACAGAACGGTCCAACACCTGCTGTGAATTGGATTAGACAGTGGTACACACTATTCAGATGGAATCCAGATATCAAATTTTACAAAGTTAACCAATTTAATGATGGTAGAGATGCCGTCAATTCTCCTATTGAAGATTGGGAGAATAATAAGAAATTGCCGAATGTGGAATACATAAGCTATTCCACGCTTGACAATATGCTCAAACTATAGTATTATACACACATGATTAGATTATTATATTATATCGAAAATAAGTGTAAACAGTTTAGAGAGTACCTCATACAGAGGTCACTACCTAAAGGCGAGAGTGCAAAAGAATGGTCAAAGAAAAATGCCAAATCTTAGTAAAACTCTTATAAATAACCATGAAGGCGATTATACAGCCTACACTAAGACAACGAACATTAAACATATATACAAAGGAGAATAATATGGATTTTGAAAGTTTAAAATCAAGTCAAAGTAATTTTGACGCAATCACCAAAGCTCTGGAAACTAAACTTAGTCCAGAGGACCAATCAAACAAAAACAAATATCAGGACGACAGGTTGTGGAAACCTGAGATGGATAAAACTGGTAACGGCTATGCTGTTATTCGTTTCTTACCTGCTTCTAATGGCGAAGAGATGCCATGGCAGCGAGTATGGTCTCATGCATTCCAAGACAAAGGCGGCTGGTTTATTGAAAACAGTTTGACAACACTTAATCAAAAGGATCCTGTGTCTGAAGAAAACAGCAGACTATGGAATACTGGTTTAGATAGTGACAAAGATATTGCTAGAAAGCGTAAGAGAAAATTATCTTACTTTGCAAACATCTATGTTGTATCGGATCCTAAGCATCCTGAAAACGAAGGACAGGTAAAACTGTACAAGTTTGGTAAGAAAATCTTTGATAAGATTACCGAAGCGATGCAACCAGCATTTGAAGATGAAACACCTATTAATCCATTCGATTTCTGGAAAGGTGCAAACTTCAAACTGAAAATTAGGAAAGTTGATGGTTATTGGAACTACGATAAATCCGAGTTTGAGGGCGTAAGCAAAATCAAAGATAGTGATGATGAAATCAAAGCTATTTGGGAAAAGCAATATGCTCTTAAAGAATTTGTTGACCCTAGTAATTTTAAGACCTATGATGAACTCAAAGAGAAACTGAATAGGGTAATTACGGGTACACAAAGCACTGTTACAGCAGACCAAATGGACCTCCCACCGGCGGCTGCACCAACAGTGAAAAGTGACGATGTACCAGCTATGTCTTCAGCAAGTGCGAGTAGTGACTTAAATAATGATGAAGATGATACTTTATCTTACTTTAGCAAACTTGCAGACGAAGACTAGTATCTCTCTCTAAAAAACATCTAACTTTGAAGGGGCTCTCGAAAGGGAGCCCTTTTTTATTGGTATTGATAAAAAAGGTATAAATAGTAGTATGGCAATTAATATATTTGACCCCTTAAAGGATTTACAAGGCAACCAATTTAAGTCAGCTAATTGGTACCGTAATGCAGCTTCACTAGTAGCAGACAGAGCTAGTGCAAGTAAATTGATGCGTGACGGTAAGTTATTAGGCAGACCAAGTGCTGGTAGAATGTCTATGTTTTACTATGACCCAAAAACTAAATCAAAGATGCCATTCTATGATATCTTTCCTCTAGTTTTGCCTGTTGATGTATTTAAAGGTGGGTTTGTTGGTTTAAACTTTCACTATTTACCATATCCATTGAGATTTAAATTATTACAAGATTTGCAACAGTACACAAGTAATGGTAAATTTGATAGTAGTACAAAATTACAAGTTGGTTATTCTAACTTGAAAGGTAATAGTTTGATTAGACCTGCTGTTAAAAAATACCTATGGCGACAAGTACAGAGTAATTTTTTAAGAGTAGATGTTGATGAGATGGCGATTGCATGTTATTTACCAGTTGCACAATTCCAAGGCGCAAGTTTAGGTAAAGTATTTGCAGACAGTAGGAGAAAAATTTAATGGCAATTTTAAGAGGTGGTCGTAGAATAGGTAACTTTGATATCAGACTTGGTTTACCAAGAGATACATCTTTAGAAGATGTTGCCGGCGATGCACAAAAAAGATTAGGTGGTTCAGGTAAGTTTTATGGTGGCAATACAGAATCCACAGTAAACAGATTTATCGCAGAACTAGGACAAGGTGAGGGTGTTGCAAGACCAAATAGATTTTTAGTTATCTTCAACCCACCTGAAAAATACAAATTAGGTCCTGTTGGTAAAAAACAAACATCATTTGGACCTCCACCATATCAAAGATTTGAACAATACAATCAGTCAGACCTAAAAAGAAATGTAGGCATGATGTGTAACAAGGTGACTATGCCGAGTAGAGATATCAATTCAACGGCACACCAAATATACGGACCAAGAAGAGAAATACCATACAGTTATAGTTTCTCAGGTCAAATAGAAATGAATTTTTATGGTGATAAGTTTTTAAGACAAAGAGTATTCTTTGAAGAGTGGCAAAAACTTATATACGATTTAGGCACACATGATATGAACTTTTATGATGATTATGTGGGGTCAGTAGATATTTTACAATTAGGCCAATATGCAGGCAGAGGTGGTAGAGATGATACAACATATGGTGTCAGATTATACGAAGTTTACCCAGCGACTATTGGTTCTATAGATTACGATTACGGCCAAAATGATAGTGGTGTCAATGTACCTGTAACATTTAATTTTAGAAGTTGGTACAATCTAACTTCAGGCGAAATAAGTAGTCTAACAATAGGGCAGTCACTTGGTGATGTGCCTGATTTCAAGGCTTCAAAAGACTTCGGTCTATTCAGTGGTATACTAAATAAGTTACCACCAGAACTAAGAAGAACTGGTAGAGATGTGCTTAACCAAGTTAAGAGAGCAACACCTATCGGTAAACTAACGGGTGGTAGGGTATTCCCACCATTCTTATAATATAATGAACAAGGAGATATAATGTCATTACCTATATTAGAAACAGCGAGCTATGAGTTGACGCTACCTTCTACTGATACGGCGGTCAAGTATAGACCTTTTCTTGTAAAAGAAGAGAAACTATTGATGATTGCCATGGAATCAGGTGAAAGTAAACAAATCACAAACGCATTAAAAGAAATTGTTGACGCATGTACATTTAAAACTATTAATGTATCAGCACTACCAACATTTGATTTAGAATACATCTTTTTACAGATTAGAGCTAAGTCAGTTGGTGAAATTGCGAAATTAAAAATCAAATGTCCTGATGATAATGAGACCTACGGAAATGTAGAAGTTGATTTATCTAAGGTTGAAGTACATGTTACAGATGACCATACTAATGAAATCAAAATCAATGATAAGATTAAGATGATTATGAAGTATCCTACTATTGATGATTTTGACCCCGATATGGATGTAGAAAAACCAAAAACACAATCTATGTTTAATATGATTGCTAAGGCTATCTATCAAATCGTTGATGGTGAAACTGTACATCAAGCAATTGATTACAAAGAAGCTGAACTACATGAATTTATTGAAGGTCTGGATTCATCAATATTTGCACAAATTCAAAAGTTTTTTGAAACTATGCCGAAGTTGAAGGAAGAGGTTGAAATAACCAATCCTAAGACCAAAGTAAAGAGTAAAATGGTATTGCAGGGGCTAAACGATTTTTTCGTATCGCCCTCTCACACGACAACCTAGAAAACTATTTCCAGGTTAATTTTGCGTTAATGCAACATCATAAATATTCTTTGACAGAATTGGAGAATATGTTGCCGTGGGAGAGGGAGATATATGTTAACCTCTTGGTGACACATATTAAAGAAGAGAACGAAAAACAACGAGAGAGAGAAAATGCCAGAAGAAAATAAAGATGTTAAGGTTGCAGAACCTAAACAAAAAATACAAGTTGATTTAGAAGTTGATACTTCAATCAAAGACCTTGGTATAAACCCATATTCTAAACTTATTCATATGGCAAGAGCTGTTGACGCATGGAGAATATTTCCAAGGTTGTTCTTAACAGTTTACATTGTATTATTATATAAGTGTGTAATATGGTATATGAACTTGCCTACTCCTACTATGGAACAGAGTGGGTTAATCAGTATCGTTGTTGGTGCTGGTGCTGCCTGGTTTGGTCTATACACAGGTACAAGTAAGAGTAAAAAATAATGGATTGGATAACAGCAGACTTATTACAAGTAATCAACGATACAAGTTGGTTTGATGGCATCGGTACAATAGTTGTATTACTAGGTGCATATGCTGTTTACAAATACATTAACAAAAGGTTCAAATAATGGCAAAGAATACAGGTAAAACACAAGGTTCAATGATAGCTGCCGTTCAAGCAGGCCAATCTGCTATTGGTTCTGCTATTACAGGCATGTCTAAAGCATCTGCTACAGATATGCAGGCTGCTGATACCTTAGAAGATATCAAAGAAATTAATAACGATATCAAAAAAGGCCAAGAAAATATGGTCTACCTGTTAGGTGAGATGTTTGCATTTGATATGGAGGCATTTCGTAGAGA